TTTTGATGGTTTTTGGTTCGATTTTCGCGTTTTTGAACGGCACGCAACGTGCTATTGCCCGGGTTTCCTAACAATCGCCCCTCGTTAACGGAGTCGCCATCGTGGCAAAAGCTGGACGTAGGCCGAAGCCGACAGCCCTTCACATCCTGGAAGGAACGCAACGCGGGCCAGTGAAACGCGAGCCGTCGGCTCCGGTCGGCGTTCCGCCCATGCCTGAGCGGTTGAAGGTGGACGAAGTCGCGGTCGAGAAGTGGCACGAGCTCGCCGGCATCCTGACGCGGATGGGTGTGCTGACCACGGGTGACGGCGAGGCGTTGGCCACGCTGTGCGAGGTGCATTCGGCCGAGCAGTCGTGCCTGCTTCAGTTGCGGGCGGGTGGTGCGGTGATGCACACCGACTTGGGTGGCGTCAAGCCGAACCCGGCTGGCCCGATGTACCGCTCGCTGGTTGCCATGAAGGCTAGTCTGTTGAGTGAGTTCGGGCTGACGCCAAGTTCAAGGACGAAACTTGCCACGCAAGTCGAAGTCAAAAAAGACGAGCTCGAAGAGTTCTTCTCCGCACACGGTTAGCCGGCCAGGCATCGACCAGGCGAAGGCCGACCGCGTCTATGGGTTTTTCGAGAAGGTGCTGAAGCACAGCAAGGGGCAGACGGCCGGCCAGCCGTTTCTGCTCTTGCCGTGGCAGAAGTACGTGCTGGGTGAAATCTTCGGCCGGTGTCGCTCGGATGGGCTGCGGCAGTACCGCCAGGGTTACATCGAAATCCCCAAGAAGAACGGGAAGTCAACCCTGCTGGCTGGCATCGCTCTCTACATGCTGGTCGCTGACGGCGAAGCCGGGGCCGAGGTGTACGGAGCGGCCAGCGACCGCGAGCAGGCTGGCATCATCTACCGGGAAGCGGCGTCGATGGTCCGCTCGTCGCCGGCTCTGTCCAAGGTGCTCGAGGTGCTGGACAGCCGGAAGACCATCGTGCATCGCGGCAGCAACTCGTTCTATCGGGTGCTGAGTGCTGACGCGTTCCGTGCCGAGGGCTTGAATATCTCGTGCCTGCTCTTCGACGAACTGCACGCCCAGCGTGGCGACCGGCGGCTTTGGGACGCCTTGCGGTATGGCGGTGCGGCCCGGCGTCAGCCGCTGGTGCTGTCCATCACGACGGCCGGGGAGGCGAACAAAACGCACCTGTGGTACGAGCAGCACGACTACGCGGAGCGGTGCATCGCCGACACGGCCTTCGACCCAAGTTTCTTCGGGTGCATCTATGCCGCCAGCCGGGAGGATGACTGGAAGAGCCCGAAGGTGTGGCGCAAGGCGAACCCGTCGCTCGGCGAAACCATCAGCGAGGAGTCGTTCGCCGCCGACTGCCGGGAGGCTGAGAACTCTGCCACGAAGCTCAATTCGTTCCTGCGGTATCGGCTCAATGTCCCCACGACTTCCGATGTGAGGTGGCTGCGTCCAGACCAGATTGCGGCGTGTAGCGGCCCGCTGTCTGAGTCATTGGAGGGCCGGGAAGTGTGGTGCGGGCTTGACCTGGCGAGCAACTACGACACGACGTGCTTTGCGGCTGTCGCCCCCAATGATGCCGGCGGGTACGACGTGTATGTCATGGCGTGGATACCCGAGCACAATGCCGCAGAGCGTGAGCGAAACGACCGCGTGCAGTATTCGCAGTGGCAGCGGGAAGGCTGGGTGACGTACACGGAGGGCAAGAGCACCGACTACAAGAAGGTGCGAGCCGACATTCTGGAGTTCTGCCAGAAGCATCGCGTGCGGCGGTTGGCCGTGGACAGATGGAACGCCACTCAGCTTGCCACCGAGCTCGCGGATGAGGGCCTGCCGGTGACGCTATTCGGCCAGGGCTTTGCGTCCATGACAGCGCCTACCCGCAAGGTTGAGGCGTTGTTTGTGGATGGAAAGGTGCGATTTGGCGGGAATCCGTTGCTAGGCTGGCAGTTAGGCAACGCCGCCGTACAGACGGACCCGGCTGGCAACGTGAAGGTGTCGAAGGCCAAGAGCACCGAGCGAGTGGACGGCGTGGTGGCCATGGTGATGGCGGTCGGCGTGCATATGGGCGAGTCGATGAAGCCGGCCGAGATGCCCGAAATCTCTTTCTGGTGACGCATGATTGCCGAATCGGCTGTGCCTGAAATCAAGTGGCTTGAGTCGCGCACGAGCCGCTGGGATGACTTGGTGGCCATGGCTGCCGACAGCGGCGTGCGGGTAACGCCCGAGACGGCGATGAAGACGGCGGCGTACTTTGCGTGCGCCCGCGTTGTGGCCGAGACGGTCGCTAGCCTGCCGCTGCATCTGTACCGCCGGCTGGATGACCACAACAGCGAACGGGCCAAGGATCTGCCGCTCTACAACGTGCTGGCCCGTCGGCCCAATTCGTGGCAGACCCGCTACGAATGGGTGGAGCAGATGTGTCTGCACCTCGGGTTCTACGGCAATTCGTACCAGTTGAAGGTGGCTGGCAATCGCGGCAGCGTTGACCAGATTTACGCCCTGCACCCGTCTGGCATGAAGGTGGTGCAGGAGGATGACAAGAGCCTTTCGTACCTCTACGCGGACCCGCGTACTGGCAAGCCTGCGGCGTACCGCGATGACCAGATCATGCACGTCCGATGGTTGTCGTTTGACGGCATCCACGGCGAGGTGCCGGTCGAACTTGGCCGTGACGCCATCGGATTGGCTCGTGCTCTCGAGCAGTACGCCGCGACGTTCTACAAGAACAACGCCCAGCCGGGCATCATCCTGCACACCGACCAGGTGTTGCCCCGCGAGGTCCGCGAGCAACTGCGTGACCAGTGGGAGGCCGCCCATCGTGGCCCTGCCAAGGCTGGCCGTACGGCGATTCTCAGCAACGGTTTGAAGGCCGACAGCGTTTCAGCCACCAACCAAGAGAGCCAGCTGGCTGAACTGTGGATGCAGTCGCTGCTGGCCATCTGCCGCGTCTGGCGAATGCCGCCCCACATGATTCAGGAGTTAGGCCGGGCGACATGGGGCAACCTGCAGAGCGAGATGGTGAGCTTTGAGAAGTTCACCATTGCCCCGTGGCTGCGGCGTATTGAGGGTGCCATTGAGCGTGATGTGCTGCCAGAGGACGGCGAGTTGTACGCGGAGTTCCTAGTTGAGGGGCTGCTGCGTGGCGACATCACGACGCGATACGCGGCCTACGAGGTTGCCATCCGCAATCAGTGGATGACGCCCGAAGAGGTGCGGATGAAGGAAAATATGGGCCCGATGCCGGAAGGCGACGATTCGCCTGGCGAGGTTGAGGACACGACTGGCGATGCGGCTGAGGATGTTGCCGAGCAAGAGGACGGCACGGGCGACGATACGCCCGACGCGCCGCCGGAACAATCAAACACGGAGGGTTGACCATGGACATCGAGCGTCGTGACTGGGAGTTCGGCAGTGATGATGACGCCCTGGTGGTCGAGAGCCGGGCTGACGGCCGCTCGGTGATTCGCGGCTATGCCGTGGTCTACAACCGGTTGAGCGTGGACCTCGGCGGCTTTCGGGAGCGAATCCTGCCGGGGGCGTTCGATGGCGTGTTTAATCGCCAGCGGGGCCGGGCGGATCTCGTCTCGTACTACAACCACAACCCCGACATCCTGCTGGGCCGGGAATCATCGGGCACGCTCAAGGTGTGGACCGACGAGAAGGGCGTCGGGTTTGAGGTGGTGCCGCCCGCGAGCCGGGCCGACATCCTCGAGCTCGTGGCTCGTCGTGACGTGAAGGGTGCGTCGTTCACCTTTTCTATCGAGAAGAACGGCGAGACGTTCACGACCGACGAGAACGGCCGTGCCATCCGCGAGGTGCGTGCGGCGACAATCTACGAACTTGGGCCGGTAGTGCAGCCGGCGTACCCGTCCACGTCTGTCTCTGTGGCCATGCGTTCGTACCAGCTGTGGCTTGCATCGCAGGCTACACCTGAGCCGACGCCACACGTCGTCAGCCCTGACATCGTGCAGGCGTCCATGCGGTTGCGTGCCGCAAAGCTCAGGAGTTTCATGCGTGGTTACGGCCGGTAGCCAATGCCCGAAGTGCAAGGCGGCTCGCCTTCGCACCCGCTCCAGCCATCAGTGCGGCGAGTACCAGCAGGTGCGGTACATCGAGTGCTGTGGCTGCGACTTCAAGACGAAGACCATCGTTCCAGCAGAACAGGTCTTCCGGCGGTCCTTTGTACCGTACAAACAAGAACGCTGATTGCGGGCTGGTCGCCCCGTAGCGTGAACGACAGACACGGACTGTCACCGTTCACCACGGAGCGCCACGGATGGCCACGCAACTCACCAAGCTTCAAGACCGGGCCGCCGCTGTGGCTGCCATGCTCGATGACCTCTCTAAGGTCGAGGAGCGGACTGCCGAGCAGACCGCCGAGATGGAGCGTCTGGCCGGCGAGGCCGATGGGCTTGAGAAGGAACTGGCCCGCGAGCACGCCATCGCGGAAAAGATCACCGCCCTGCGTGGCAAGGTCGCTGCGACCGCCAAGCCGGTCGAGGTGGCTGCGGTTCCTGCTGCTGCCCCGGCTGCCGTTGAGCGTGCGACTTCCGGCCGTGGCCGGCACTTCCGCTCGTCCAGCGACGCGGAGGCGTGTGGCCGCTGGATTCGCGGCTTCGTCCTCGGTCGTGCTGAAGACCGGGCGTGGTACGAGCGGCACGTCGAGAGCCGTGCCCTGTCGCCCAACGACAACAACAAGGGCGGCGTGTTCATCCCCGACACCTTCGCCAGCACGGTCATCCGCCTGGTGGAGTCCTTCGGTGCCTATCCCGCGCAGGCCAACAACCTGCAGATGGCGAGCGACACGCTCTACATTCCCCGTCGCACGTCGGGCAACACGGCGTACCACACCGGTGCCAATGCCGAAACGACCCAGACCGACATGGGCACGGACAACGTGATGCTGTCCAGCAAGGAAGTTCGCGTCGGCACCCGCGTCCCGAATCAGCTGATTGACGATTCGGCGGTTGACCTAGCCGGGCTGGTTGCAGAAGAGTTTGCCCTGGCTATCGCGCAGCGAATTGATGAAGACGGCTTCATCGGGACAGGGGCCAGCCTGTACGGCGGCATCCGTGGCATCCAGTGGAAGTTTGAGAACGAGACGCTGACGGCTGGCATCAACGACTCTTCGCAGTCGGCGGTAACGGCCCTCACGGTCGATGACTTCCTGGCGACCGTTGCGAAGGCTCCGACCTACGCGACGCAGAGCCCGACCTGCGGCTGGTACTGCACCCCGCAGATGCACGCCCTGGCGATGCAGTCGCTCGCCCTTGGCGGCAACGGCGTGGCTGCTAACGAGATTGTGGACGGCGTCCGCCGGCCCACGTTCCTCGGCTGGCCGGTGTTCTTCAACAACGTGATGCGAAAGTCGGCGTCGGCTGGTCAGTGCGTCGCCCTCTTCGGCGACATGAAGCGGTCGAGCCACTTCGCCCTGCGGCGTCAGGTTGCGGTGCGGGCGAGCACCGACCGTTACATCGAGTTTGACCAGACCTACTTCCAGGCCACGGTGTCCTACGACGCGGTGACCTCGGACGTGGGCGACGCTTCCAACGCTGGGCCGGTCGTGGCTCTCATCCTCTGAACCTAAGAACCTCAAGGAAACCAGAAACGTGAACCACCTCCAGAACAGCAAGAGCGTCCTGAGCCTTTCCGCCGGCATCGCCGGTGTCGCCTCCGCTGGCACGCACACCGTCGCGGTGGACTGCCTCGGTTACGACTCGGTGAGCATCGACGTGGGCTACCGCTCGCTGGTGCACACGACTGCCCCGAGCGTCGTGGCTATCCGCCACAGCGACACGGACGGCTCGTACGTCACTGTCAGCGGGCTCATTCAGGGCACCGACTACACGCTGGCCGGCGTGACCAACACGGCCGTCGTGAACGTGACGCGATTTGAGCTTTCGACCAAGGCTCTGCGGCGGTACCTGCAGGTTTCGGTGACGCCGTCTGCGGACGCGTCATCCAACGGCACCAACAACGACATCGTCGTTGCGGCTCGGCTGGGCCGTGGCGAGTCGGGTGTCGATTCGGCCAGTGACGCAGGCGTCACCAACCGGGTCGTGCTTGGCTGAACGAAGACGGTAGAACGACAACTCCAACGAAGGAGGAGCCGTGGGCGCGGCGACTTCGACGGTGGCGGGCGTGCAGCCTGCCATCTTGCAGACGGGCAATGGTCCTGTGCGGCTCATGTGTGCCATGAGCGTGCCACGGCTAGGCTGGCAGGACCACATGTTCTGTTGGGCCCGTGGGCTCATTCCGTACGGCATCTCGCCGATACGGCTAGAGGGCGCGTTTTGGGGGCAATGCCTGGAACGTGTCCTCACGGACATCATCGAATCCGACACGGATCCCAGCAAGCCACCGCTGTGGATTCTGACGCTCGACTACGACAGCATCTTCGAAGCGGATGCGGTGCCCCGCCTGCTGACGTACGCGGTAGCCAGCGGCTACGACTTTGTGGCGGCGTTGCAGATGAAGCGACGCACGGACGAGCCGCTGTTCACGATGGTGTCGGAGGGCGGCGAGCGTGTGGCCGAGGTGGCCCGTGACCACTTCGTCTACCACAACGTCATCCAAGCCAACACGGCACACTTCGGATTTACCATGCTGAAGGCAGACGCGTTGAAGCGGCTGCCGCACCCGTGGTTTATCGGCAAGCCGAATGAGGCTGGCCGGTGGGAAGACGGGCGGATTGACGATGACATTGCATTCTGGCTGTCGGCACAAAAGGCGGGGCTGAAAATCGGCGTGTGCCCTCGGGTTTGCCTGGGGCATGCGGAGGTGTGGATTAAGTGGCCTGACCAGAACATGCGGGCCAGCATGCAACATCCTGGCGATTTCTGGGACAAGGGCGGGCGACCACCTGACAACGTATGGCGGTGACCATGGACGGCGTGAAGGTACAGATGCAGAGGTCCTACATGCGTTACCGCACAGGCCAGGTCGTGACCGTGACGGCCGGGCTGGCTCGCACGCTCGAGCTTGCCGGCTATGCGAAGCGGGTGCAGGACGTGCCGCAGTTTGAGTTTGCGACGGCCCCAGAGCCGGCCGGGCTGGAGCGAGCCGAGTCGCTCATGGGCAAGCGGAGGCGGAAGCGTGCGTAACTGGGACTTGCCGCAGACCGGCAGCCGGTATCGCAGCCTGGTGGTGAGCACCGCCAGCGGTGCGGGCGACCGTCCCGTGAGCGTTAGTGAGGCGAAGGAGCATCTTCGCATCGTGGATTTCACGGGCGACGATGACTACGTCGGCGGGCTCATTGATGCGGCGACTACGTGGTGCGAGGACTTCTGCGACCGCACCTTCGCCGACAAGACGTACACCGTGGCGTTCGATGACTTTCCTGCTCTTCGCACCGAGCTCCCGCGCCCGCCGGTGCGGCTGAACGCGACTGCCGCGAGCGCCACGGTGACTGTCTCCTACGTGGACACATCCGGTGCCACGCAGACACTCGCGTGGGCGCAGTCTGGAAGCCAAGACTTCCGCCTAGACCGCGACCACGTTCCTGCCTTGATGTACCCGAAGTATCTGGAGAACTGGCCGAGCACGCGGCTGGATGACAAGGCAGTGCAGGTGACGTACTTGGCCGGCTACGGCGGTGCCGCCAACGTGCCGACGCCCGCGAAGCACGCCATCAAGATGCTTGTGGGGCACTGGTACGCCACGCGGGAGGCGGTCGGCAACGCTGGCCAGGACGTGCCTATGGGTGTGCATGCCCTGCTCGCCCCCTTGAAGTGGAAGCAATACGCATGAGCCTGGAAGGCCGCATTGCCATCGACGTGGCGTTTTCCGACTCAACGGCCAGCACCGGCACGCAGTCGCTCAAGCGGCTCGTGCTGACCAGCACCGACGCGTACACGAGCGGCAAGGTGGCCCTGGTGGCCGGAACCTGCGGTACGGCTGCCGTGGCGATTGCCGTGGCTCCCAGCACGTACAAGGACTCCAGCGGTGCGGCTGTGTCGTTTGCCACTGTGACGCGGTTTGCGTTCGCCGCCTCGACTGCGGCGGTGTGCAGCGAGGCGGCTGGGGCGGGCGTTGCCATTTCGGGCGGCAGCCGGGTGGCGGTGAGCGATTCCCGCAACGGCGGCACGTCGGGCTTCAACGTCTCGGCCTACTCGGGAACGGCGTCCTACAGCCTCGTCATCTACGGGACGTGACGCATGCTCAAGTCGGGTTTGATGGACACGCTCGCCACGGTGCAGACGCCGACGGACTCCACCAATTCCATCGGCGAGCCGGAACTGGCGTGGAGCACGTTTGCGACGCGGTGGATTGCGATTCTGCCGCTGTCGGGCAACGAGCAAATCAGTGCCATGGCGAACGAGGGCAGCGTCACGCATCGCGTGCGGATGCGGTACACGGACGGGCTGAAGCCGAAGATGCGGATCCAAGCCGACGGGCGGCAGTTTGAAATCATGTCGGTGATGGAACGGGGCCGCCGCGAGGAACACGAGCTCATGGTGTCGGAGGTCATCGACTGATGGCTGACGTTGTCATGACGGTGGAAGGCGTCGAGCGAATCCTGGCGGGCTTCTCCCGGTTGTCTCGCGGTGTGCAGCGGAAGTACCTCGGGGCGTCCGTGCGGGCAGTCGTGAAGGCGGCCGTGCCCCAGGTGAAAGCTCTGACGCCGCGTGGTCCGACGGGCAACCTGCGGCGGTCGGTCGGGCTGAAGCTGGAGAAAAAGAAGAGGAACACCACCGTCACCGGCATCGTGGGTTATCGGTCCTCGAACGGCGGCAACCGCAACGAGCTCGGTTTTCACGCGTGGTGGGTGGAGAACGGCACCCGTGACCGATACCCGCAAGGCAAGGCACTGAGCGTGCCGCTGCGGCTGGCTGCGAAATACCCGTACATGAAGGGCCAGGCGTCGCTCATTGGCGGCCCTGACGGCGGGGCCATCTTCTTCAAGAGCGTGCGGGGCTACACCGGAAGCGACAAGTTCCGCCAGTGGTCCGATGCCAACTTGCCACGCATGAAGCAGGAACTGGTCGGCAAGCTTGAGCAGAACCTCGGGGCCGCCATCGCTGAAGAAGAGCGGCGGATGATTCGCAAGATTCACGGTGGCAAGTAATGCCGACTTTCACGCTCATTGACGAATCCCTTGTGCAGCTGCTGTCGGCAGACGCCGACATTGCCTTGACTGTCGGAGGCCGCATCTACGCCGTACAGGCTCCGCAGGGAACGACGCTGCCGTGCATCGTCTACCAACGGGAAAGCCTCGGCCGTGGGCCGTACATGCACATGCAGGGCATGACGGGAATTACCCGCGTGACGTTCACGGTTTCGGCTGTTGGCGAGTCGCTGTTGGAGGTGCGAAACCTCGCGCGAGCCATTCGGACAGCCCTACAATTCAAGAGGACGGAGGCTATTCGGCTCGCCGTGGTCAAGGACGACGACGATGCCCAGGAGCCGCCCGCCAACGGCGAGCAATTGCCGATTTATCGCACGGATGTTTCGGTGGAAATCACGTACACGGAGAGTTGACGCATGGCTGCTGACATCGGACAGGGCACGTATGTTTCGTTCGGTACGGCCGTGCACACGGCGACCGGCTACAAGATCACCGGCGTGAACCACGGCGGTATCTCTCGTGCGGTGGCCGAGGCTACGCACATGACGAGCTCAGCGAAGGAGTTCGTGGCCAGTGCCATCTACGACCCCGGCGAGTTGTCGGTCGAGGTGCTGTTCGACCCGTCCATCAAGCCAACGGGCGACCTGGCGAACGTCGCCACCAATCAGGTCGTGACTGTGTACTGGGCCAACGGCGGAACCGCCGTGGCGCAGTGGACGGCGTTCGGCTTTGCCACCGGCTTCGAGGCTGGCGCCCAGATGGAAGACATGATGAGCGGCACGCTCACCATCAAGCTCTCGGGCACGCTGCCGAGCTAGTGCTGACAGGAGGCGCGGATGGCTCTGACCCGTGAGCAGATTAAGGCCAAGCGGGGCGTGCGGCCCCGTGTCGCCGTCGAGGTGCCGGAACTGGGCACGGTCTACGTCGCCAAGTTCTCGGCGAAAGACCGCGACCGGTTTGAGCAGATGGTGACGGGCGGACGCGTCGGCGGCAACGTCAACCTCGACAACGTGCGGGCCCGATTCGTGGCCATGGTGTGCGTCAACGAAGACGGCACGCGGATGTTCGAAGACGGCGACGCCGAATGGATTGGCGAGCTCGACACGGACATTGTGCAGACCATCGTGGACGCTGGGTTCAAGCTGAACGGTATCGGCGTCAATGCAGTGGAGGAGGCGGCGGGAAAATAGAAAGCCGGCCGGTGCTGCTGTTCCTGTACCGGCTGGCGTTGAAGCTGGGAACGTGGAACGTCGAGGGTCCAGGCGGACTCGCGGAGGTGATGCCGGTAGACCAGCTGTACGGATGGATGGGGTACTACCTCATTGAGCCGTGGGGCGACGAGTGGCTGCGGGACGCAGTCGCACATTGCCAGCGGTACAACGCCAACCGAGGAAAGAACAAGCCGCCGAAGAAGCCCGAGGACTTCATGCCGGTGCCGAAGCGAGCCCAGACGCCAGACCAGATCCTCGCCACGTTGAACGCAATCCCACGCCCACAGTGATGCCATGGCCAAGAACTTCGGACGCGTCAACGTCAGCGTCACGGCCAGCACTGGCGGGCTGACGGCGGGGCTGGCTCGAGCGAGCAAGCAGCTCAAGGGCTTTCAGTCTGGCGTCAGCGGCATGTCGGCGTTGGGTGGTGCCCTTGGGCAGATTTCTCCCATGCTGCTGCCGGTAGTGGGTGGGTTTGCCACGCTGGCGGGGGCAATTGCCGCCCTCGCGTCTGCGACGCGTGCGGCCGAGGCGTTGCACAATCTGTCGCAAGAGTTGGGCGTGGCTACTGGCGACCTGCAGGTGATGCAGCAAGTAGCTGCCGAAACGGGCGTCAGTCAGGAGGCGTTGACTGCTGGGCTGCGGCGTACGTCTCGTATGGTCGGCGAGTTGGCACAAGGGTCAAAGCCGGCCGAGAAGGCGTTTGCCCAGTTGGGCCTGACGATGCAAGACATGGCTGGGCTGTCCACGGCCCAGCAGTTCGCGTTAATTTCGCAGCGCATCGCCGCCCTGCCGCCGCAGATGCAGGCTGCCGCCGCCATCGACATCTTCGGTCGTAGTGGGCAAGGGCTGCTGAACTTCATCCGCTCGGGCGCAGACGGCATCGGGGAGATGGACACGCTGCTGACCAATCTCGGCGTGAAGATGAGCGGTCCGCAAGTCGCAGCCATCGAAGCCATGGGCGACGCAATTGGCCGCCTGGCGTTGCCGATGCAGGGCTTCGTCAATCAGTTCCTGGCCAACCTTGCCCCTGCCATCACCACGGTATCCAACCTCATCGTGGAGTTCTTCGCTAAGAACACGGCCGGCTGGACAGTGGCGAAGACGCTTGCCGACGGCTTGGTGTTTTCTATCCGCATGGTGGTCGGTGCCGTCACGCTGCTCACTGGCATCTTCCAGGTCTTCATGGCTCTTGGCTCGCAGATTGGCCAGATGTTCAGTGAGGTGTTCTCGCTCATCTTGTCTGGCGTTTCTCGCGTGATGAAGTCAATGGCCGCCTTGGCCGACGCGGCCGGATTTGATGGCCTGGCCGACAGCCTGGCGGAAGGCAGCCGTGGTGCCCGCGCGATGGCACGCGGTGCCTCCGAGATGGGGCAGATGTACGGCGAAGAGGCCGCCAATAGTTTTGCCGCCGGCGTGCAGAATATCAGGAACCCGTTTGCAGCGTTTGATGCGGGATTCGCTCAAGCGCAGGCTGATGCTCAGGCTGCCAGTGCAGCCCAGGCAGGCAGTGCCGCCGGCCAGAGTATCGGCTCTGCCATCAAAGCCGCATCCTCCGAGCTTCGCGCCCTGGTGGTCGGCTCGTCAGAGGGCGAGTCGTTTCGCAACTCCCTGGCCCGTGGCGGCGACCCGCGACTTGCGGGCGGCGACGCCGCGAAGGCGACCGCCGACAACACCGAGCGAACCGCCGACGGCGTCGAGGATGTGGCCGCCGCCGTCCGCGAAATCCCCGGCTTCGGCCAAGCACAGATTGCGATGGTGTAGCCGATGGCCATTCGCACGGTTCGGCAACTGCGGTCGTTTGAGTTTTCGGAAACCAAATCCGAGAAGGGCTCAATTCAATACGCGGGCTCGGTTGAGCTGCTCATTATCTGCACCTCGGCCCCAGACTTCGGTGCCATCAAGAACGACACCAACACTTGGCCGGAGTTCTTCAATCGCGCGATTCCGCAGATCAACGACTTTGAGCCGGTCGGCGGCATTGACTTCTATGTCACCGGCCGAGACTTTTCGTACTACGACGATGAAAACGAGTTCTGCGTCAAATGCACTGTGAAGTATGACGCGAAGCCGGTTGACATCGACAATGACAAGGAAGACGAGCCGAACGACGAAGAACTGACGTGGCTGAAGATTTCTCTGCAGTCGCTGCAGGAGCGTCGCCCGGCAAGCGAGTCAAACCAAGATGACCCGAACGAGCCAATCAAGCCGCCGCTGAACTCAGCTGGCGACCCGGTCGACGGGCTCGAGGAAGACACTGCCCTACTGCGACTGACGTACACCAACACGAACGTCCAGGCACCTGACTTTCCGCTGCTGTTCACGTACCTCAATACCTGCAATCAGACGGCTTTCCTGGGTGCCGACCCGTACAAGCTTCGTGTCACCGGATACGGTGCGGAGTTTGACCAGAAAAATCAGGTCTGGAGTGTTTCGGTTGAGTGGACATACAACCCAGCGGACTGGAAGATCCGCTACTACGACGTGGGTTACAACGAAGTTGTCAGCGGTTATCGGATGGCCGTGCTTGATAAGTCAGGGAACCCCGTGTCAAAGCCGGTGGCGTTGAACCCCGACGGTTCCGCCAAGGATGTCGGGGAAGAACCCGATGTGCTGTCAATCAAGCCGTATGACGAGAAAGACCACACCACCATGCTTCGCAGCTGTGGGCTGCTGCCGTAGGAGAAAACGATGGCCAACGAAGTTTCTGTATCGCTGACTGTTGCTGTGGCAAATGGCAACCACAATGAGACATTTCAGGCCAGTGGCCTGCGGTTCAGCCAGGCGGCCCAGGGTGTCCACGCCCAGATCGTGAACGTCACGACCAATGTTTCAACGCTGAGCATCGGCGCCATTACGGCGGCTGGCTACGCCGGGTTTCGTAATCTCTCGACGGCCACTAGCGGCACGGCGTACGTGGCCATCGGCTCGTACGACGGCACGAACATTCAAGAGTTCTGCAAGCTCGCACGCGGTGCCGCAGCCGTTGTGCCGCTCGTGCCGACCGTCACGCTCGCAGCCAAGGGCTACGGCACCACCGGAAAGATTCGGTACGTCGTGTTTCAGGAGTGACCCGTGGCCGACACCTTCGGGTTCTCACTGAATGACGCCAAGCGAATCGGCAAGGCTGTTCGGCTCATTGAGCGGGACGAGCCGCGCCAGTCGCTCGGCGGGCCGAATGACGCGGCTATCTCGCGTGGCGTTCGCCTGCTTATCGCCAAGCACGAAAGCACGGCCGGCTGGGCCAAGGAAACCACGGCCATCGTGACGGTCTACAACGGCGACCCTATCGCCTCTGCCGTGACGGTCGTGGCCCACAATCAGTTCCTGACGTTCTCGACCACGACGGCTTGTACGCAGCGGTGGGTGGCCCTGGGTCACAACGGCTGGGGCTGGTATGCCGTGAACCAAGAGCGGGTGTGTACTGCGACGTGCTCGATGGAGGTCGCGGGCGTGGATTTTTCTACGCTCCAAGGATACCAGCCGACCGCGACGCAAATGCTTGGCCACGCTGCAGGTTGCATTCGGTGGTTTGATATTGCCACCTGTGCGACGGCGACATCGGCATGACGCTCATCACGTTTCAAGACGGCAGGCCCGTCATGCGTGACGGCAAAATCGGCACGGAGCAAGAGTGCTGCTGCTCTGCTCCCTGTACGTGCAACACATGCGAAGCACACATTTACGTGAACGGTGTCGAGCTGCCATTCACGCCGTTCACGGACTTTTTCGGCAATCCGACTTGCGACCCGTGCAGGCTGATTGATGCCAGCCCGAACTCCTACGCAGATATCCCATGCGCGGAAACGCCGCCGTGGGATCTTGCGGAGGCGTGCGAGGAGATTTTTGCAGGCTATCTCGATTGCGACGAGCCACAGCCTGACCCCGAGAATCCACTGCCGCGTTACGATGGATGCGTCAGCATTGAATGTGGCTACCGCGCTGCTGCGTGCTATTTGTGCGAGAACGACCAGCCTACGGTTCGCATTCACTACTTCGCTATTTACACGGTTAATTTTGCCACATGCGAGGGCGGCACTGAGACTACGACCTTTGTGACGCGGTTCTGGTATCGCGACTACGCCCTGTCATCGCTCCCGCCGTGCGACGGGCCAGCCGTTACGCTTGAGCAGGTTGGCGACGATGTTGACCTGTGGGATACGGACTGCGGCCAGACCGCCCCTGGATACGGCCAGGGCCAGATGTGCGGCTGCGACCTCACGGCTTCCATCCTGTGCATCGGGCCGGACTTCCCATGATTACCGGGCGCCGCTCGTCGTTTGAGGCTCGCTGCCGCCAGCGTGGCTACACGCTCGACGAGGTGCGGCCGTGCATTCTCAGCGAAGACGGCGAAACCATCACGGTTGACGAGACGCACGCGGCTTACCCGCGTGCCCGCCCAGGCTTAGGCGACATGGTCGCCGCAGGACTTGCGTCTGTTGGTATCACCAAGGCAAGGGTTTCGGCGGTGCTCGGCCGCGACTGTGGCTGCGCCAAGCGGCAGCAGGCGTTGAACGAGCTCGGCAAACGTCTAGGGATTGGCGGCAATGCCGACGCAGGACCATCACTTCCGCCTCAACGGTGACGAGCCGTGGCTGATCCGGTTCACCACGCTCAAGGGTGCGGCGTATGGCTACACGTTCAGCCAGAAGGCCAAGCATCCCCGCATCATCCTCGACGCTCGCATGCGTGGCCGGAAGAAGCTCGAGGTCATCGTGCACGAGCTGCTCCACGCTCTGAACCCGACGCAAAGCGAGGAACACGTCGAGCAGCAGGGCAAGGATATCGCACGCGTGCTGTGGACGCTTGGTTATAGGGAGGTGAGCGATGGCAAAGGCAACGACTAGCCTGGCCGACGATGTCCTGTCTGCCGTGACGAACTACAAGCCGGGGCAGCGGACGTGGTTTGACCGGCTGCCGCCCGAGGCCCAGCAGGAGTTGCTAGCGGTTCGCGAGGCGTTCGATCCGACACTGCATCAAAAGCGGGCGTTCTATAAGGCATTGAAAACCGCAGCGGAGAAACGTGGATGGCAACTCGTGGGCGAAAAGCAATTCGGCGATTGGCTGCGCCAACGCTAGCAGACGACGTTGCCGAGCAGATGGCGACGGTGGACCGGCTCGCAACCGACGCGGAACTCGCGCGGCTGCGGTCAGAGGTGGCGTCGTACCAAAAACGGTACAAGGCCGCCCTCCAGCAGATTGACCGCGAGCGGGAGCGGGCCGATGCACTTGTCGCACTGCGGGGCATAACGGCGACACGGCCGCCGCAGCGTGTTGCGCGGAGCGACAAGAAGCACGACGCCACGATGGTGGTGCTGCTGTCTGACATCCACTGCGAAGAGACGGTGCGACCAGAGACGGTGAACGGGCTCAACGCGTTTGACCTCGACGTGTGCTCAGCCCGGCTTGCGGAACTCCAGCGGCGGTTCCTTGCCATGCTGGAACACGAGCGGCAACTGGCTCGCGTGGACCGCGTCGTGTTGTGGATGGGCGGCGACCTCATCAGCGGCATGATTCACCCGGAACTCGCGGAGGAGAACAGCCTGCACCCACTGGCGGCGACTCGCTGGATTGGCGAACGGCTGCGGGGATTCATCGACGCGGCGGCCGACAATGCGAAAGAAATAGTGGTAGCGACTTCTTGCGGAAATCACGGCCGCACCACGGAGAAGCTGCGGACGAACGAGGCTGACACGTCCTATGAGCATCACCTGTATCTCACCATGCGTGCCGCTGAGACTAACAAGCGGGTCCGCTGGCTCGTTGGTGAAGGCCACCTTAACTATGTGGACCTCGACGGGTTCAAGATTCGTTTCTGCCACGGTCATGCCGTGCGATACCAGGGCGGCATCGGCGGCATCCACGTGCCGCTCAACAAGGCGGTGTCGGCATGGGACGCGACACAGAAAGCGGACCTCACCTGCATCGGGCACTGGCACCAGTTCTCATGGTCACGCTCGGGTCGCTACGTCACGAACGGCAGCGTGATTGGACACTCCGCATACGCTGTGCGAATCAAGGCGACATACGAGCCGCCGTGCCAAGCCGCCATCGTGATTGACCACGGGCGGCGCGAGGTGACCAAGGCTTACCCTCTGTTCTGCGACCACGATTTGCGAAAGGACACCAATGACCGCCGCCCTACTTGAAGCCGCCAACGAAGCCCTCCGCTCTGCCGTGCGTGACCGCCTGGAGGCGACGCCCGCCGATGACCCGAAAGTGCCAGCCGAAGACGATTGACGCAGAATCTCGCGTCACCAACGAGCTCCTGGCGGCCTCCGTGCAGGAGCAAATCGCCAAGTGGTCGCGAATCATCGACGAGGCAGAGGCTAAGTACGCAGCCAGCAAGGAGCCCCGCCAGACCGGCGACGGCGTGATGGGCGACGCCGTGCATCCAACGTCGCAGGCATTCTTTGACTTGTGCGATGCGTTGAAGGAAATGCACCGGAGGAAATCGAGCGACTACGGGTGCCCCAGCGGCACAGATCCGCTGGCGAACATCCGCAACGGGGCGAAGTTCGTCGGCATCCCGTCGTGGAAAGGTGCGATGGTTCGCCTGTCGGATAAGGTCACGCGGCTGGCGACGTTCAACGCCACTGGCCGCCTGGAGAACGAGAGCTTGGAAGACAACCTCTTCGACCTCGCTTCGTACTCGCTGCTCGCCCTGCTGCTGCACCGCGAGGAACGCGATGCCTGAACCGTTAAGCGATGCTTATCTGTTGGAGGCCGAGTTTCGCGCCCGTGCCTTCTCGGGTGCCTTCACCGGCACCGCTGGCACGCTCGCGGCTGACGTGCTGCGATTGCTCGCGGAGTTGTCGCGCGTGAAGGGCAAGCTGGCCGTCACCATCGCACAGCGTGACGAGCGGCCGTGCCTGTCGCATATTCGCGGGGATTGATTGCTTGACATGCTTGCCACCATGGCGGCATGGCATGGAACATCTACCACGGCGACTGCCGCGAGGTGATGCAGACGCTCCACCCCGAGAGCGTCGATAGCATCGTGAGCGATCCGCCCTACGGGCTGTCGTTCATGGGCAAGGGCTGGGACCACGGCGTGCCCGGCGTCGAGTTCTGGGCCGAAGCTCTCCGCGTGGCGAAGCCCGGTGCCCACCTGCTCGCGTTTGGCGGAACGCGCACGTTTCATCGGCTGGCGTGCGCGATTGAAGATGCGGGCTGGGAAATCCGCGACTGCGTGATGTGGGTGTACGGCAGCGGGTTCCCGAAGTCGCACGACGTGAGCAAGGCGATAGACAAGGCGGCGGGAGCGGAGCGGGAGGTGGTTGGGAGAGGGGTTTGCGGAGAAACCGCCATCAGCGACAAGGCAGGGGAAGTGGCTGGATACAGGCCGAAGGCATATTACGAAGGGCGGACGGGGTTTGACATCACCGCCCCCGCCACCGACGCGGCCCGCCAGTGGTCCGGCTGGGGCACGGCGTTGAAGCCCGCCTGGGAGCCAGTGATCGTGGCCCGCAAGCCGCTCTGCGGCACCGTCGCGGAGAACGTGCTGACGCACGGCACGGGCGGGATCAACGTGGATGGGTGCAGGGTGGCGTCGAGCGACCAGATCGCCGCCGTCACCGGCAAGGCAACGCTCTGCGGAACGCGAGACGGCTACGACCGACCTTGGAAGCACGACCCCGCCGCATTGGCTGCACGGCAAGAGCGGGCGAACGCTGCCATTGAGAAGGCGAACACGCTAGGCCGCTGGCCCGCCAACGTCATCCACGACGGCAGCGACGAGGTGGTGGGGCTGTTTCCGCAGACGGGGGCAAGCAGCGGCAGGCCGAGACGAAACACGGCGGCGGCTCATAACGCGACGAACAGCATGGGCAAGTCAGTGGCGGATTGGACGACGCTCGGACACGACGACAACGGCGGTTCCGCCGCCCGCTTCTTCTACTGCGCCAAGGCGAGCAAGGCGGATCGGGATGAAGGGTGCGAGGGGCTGGTGGCAAAAACGAACGACTGGCAAAGGCCGACTTCGGGGCTGTCGCAAGGGAAAAACCCGGCGACCGGCGAACGCAGCGGCGTGACGATGAAGCCACGAACAAACCACCACCCCACCGTGAAGCCCACCGCCTTGATGCGTTACCTCTGCCGCCTCGTCACGCCACCGGGCGGCGTGGTGCTCGACCCGTTCACAGGCAGCGGCTCTACCGGCAAGGCTGCCGTGCTCGAAGGGTTCCGCTTCATCGGTATCGAACGCGAGGCCGAATACGTCGAGATAGCCAAGGCGAGGATCGGGGCGGCAGAGGCGGGGGCCGGGCCGCTGTTCACGCAAGACTGAGCCGGGCCTGGGGTGTGTGGCGCGAGTCATCCTTTCCTCGCGTCGCCCCCAGTGCCCGGCACGCTATTGCGCCAGCCGCTCCACGACGTTCCCTACCGTGGCGAGCCATTCACGCACGCGAACCTTCTCATCCGGCGTCAGCCCTGTTGCGTGTTCGAGCAACCGGCAGACCACATTGCAGACGCTACCCAACGCTTCGCATTCCTCCAGGCTGAACGTCGCCTTTGCCAGCAGGGCTTCGTAGTCGTCGCGGCTGACCCACTGGCGACCGTCAGGCGAGCCGTAGACGTTGACGGCGTGGCGACGGGTGTCGGCGGCAAGGCGGTTGCTCATCGCGTCACTCCTGGCGGCTGGTCCGCATCTATCAGCATTCGCCGCTCCTCACGCAAGGCGGCGACCTCCTGGCGTAGCGTGCGAACCTCGGTGCGTAGGCTTGTGATGGTAGCGGCTGCGTCGCGTAGGCAGCGGCACAACTCAAGCCGTTCAAAGTCCTCGGGCGGCGTGTTCGCCAGCGTGGCATTGAGGCGGGCAATGATGTCGCTCACTTCACCTCCGGCGGCTCGGGTAGCGGCATCCAGTGGGTGACGTTGATTTCGTCAATGTCGCCGTCTGCGTGCTGCCAGAATCCATCTTGCGCGTGACGGCTCATAAAGGAGACGTGCGATCCGCTTGGCTATCTGCTGCCCGAAACTGCCAATGAAATGCACGGCCGCCTTCATGTTCGCCGCAGCGTCGGTCGGGTTGAACGCAAAGCCGTTGGGTGCCTTGCCTGCCGATGCCTTTTCGTAGGCGTCGGCCAGCATCAGAAGGTTGTCGATGACTTCGCCACAGGTCAGGTTGTAGTCCTTCATCTCCATCGGCGGTCTCCTTTCGCGTGGCATCATACACGGTCACGCTATTTCACGCTGATTGCATGGCAGGCAATTACGGCGAAATGGCCTACCTCGGCTTCCCCGGCCCGCCTCCAAGGTCGAGCGGCGGGAGGGCCGCCGTGCTGTTACTCTCCTGCGGGCAGATGAGCGGATCGACATACACCCGCTGCAGGTTCGGGTCGCTGTGATCGAGCAGCTGCGTCGCCGCAGCGGCCCCACCGGCCAGGGCGGCGTATGAGGCTGCCGTCCTTCTAAGCCCGTGGAAGCCCCGATACTGCACCCCAGCGGTGCGGCACAACACCTTGAGGCTCGCCCACTGGCTGCGGCTTTTGCGGTCCCACGGCCAGACGAGGTCATCCGGCTGCCGCTGGTGCATCCGCAGCATGGCCGCCAGGTCGGGCGTGATGGCTCGCTCGATGTCCCTGGTCGAGCCCTTGCGGGTCGAACCAAGGAACACACCCTGCATCGGTCTAGGTCCACCTGGGCCCACCGGAGCGACGTAGCGGCCTCAAAACGCTCGCCGGTGCAGTAGATGGTGTAGAGCAGCGTGGACCACCACCAGGCCGACGGGAGGCCCCCTGTGTGGCCGATGCGGTGCTTGGCCTGTCTGACCAGCCTGGACACGTCATCGGCCGTGTAGGCCCTTCCTGTTGGCAGCCGCTTGGGAACCTTGATCTTTGGCAGCTCTGGGAACTCGGCAGCCCACC